TTAGTAAATTACGTTTTCTGGATCTGGCTCAATCGGGACGTCACTGTCTATTGCTTTTTGGAGGTCGCCAATAGCTGACTCCAAACAATTTTTCCAATAAATTGGGTAATCGTGAGGTTCCCACAAAAAAACATTGTCCAAAGAGTGTTCGCCAAATTTTTCAAGATAAATTTCTACTTTCTCGTCATATTTTTGACGAAGTTGTAGATGCATTTTTTCTTTCTTTGCTATGTTCATGATGACATCCTCTACTGATTGCTGATGAATATATTATACAATTCATTGAGTATATTTGTCATCCTTTATAGCCCCGTCACGATAGCAATTAGCAAACTCTTCCAAGGCTTTATTCTTAGCCAAGTAGTAAGTAGATGACTTAATACCAAGTCGTTGCGCCTGCTCTGCTGATTGTATATTTTCGGGTGATATATAACTCATGATAAGTACGGCACGAAGTCTTGGTCTAGCTATTGCATTGACTGCTTTTATAATCTCATTCACTTCTTCAGGGGCTTCACGTTGCCAACTATACTTACTTAGCTTGTAATCCTCTGGATCAAATTCTAAGGGAGGTATCAGCCAATTGTCAAAGCTCTCTGTTGATTCATGAAATAGGTTAGCAATTCTGCACCATCTATGAAACTCTTTTAGTTTTCTTTTTGCTAATTGTTTTAGATCCATCATTTATTCCTAAACTGTGCTATAAGTTTAATACTTATTCATAGGTCAGTGTTAAAGTAGTGGCTTATTCTACCCAACTTTCTTTCGAATACGGCGGTTTGATATTAATGTCTATTTGTAACTTTCCTACATTAACAAGCTTGAATGGCAAATGACTAACACGAAACTTTGAAAGATATTGGGAATTGGCTATAAGTACTCGGTTTAGGTCTACCATATCCCTCTGCCTATTTCGTTTCAATATATTCTCTTTACTCTGTTCAAATGAAGTTGCCAATAATATAAAACTAATATCATAATTTTTAAACGCTTCTAGTTCTTTTTTTGTAGGATAACAAGTTATGTGACAAACTACTGGGACCTTTCTTAATAAGCGTTTTGTCCACATTATCTGATCTATTTTCCGAGCGTTTGGGGGCATGAAATCTAGATCGGTCACAAATTGGAAATTGGCTCTAGCGAACGTTGTTTTTCCAGAACCGATAAGCCCACAAACAAAAATAACCTTTTTCATTTATTATTCCTTTCGATTTTGGCGCGAGAAAAAATGTACAGTGACCTGTTGCAGGTCGGCAGAGGTAGTGGGGGGGAGGCACCCCCCATGTGGAAACCCTAATCACGAAAACCAGATGTTTTGGATAATTTGAGTATCATATTTTTGTATATTTGATCTTTTTCTTCTGCATTCTTAGTTCGGAGTTCATACTTATCTTCATATTTTTTTCGAATTTGATCAATAGCTTCTTTTTTTTCCTTTTCAAATTCATATTCTAGAAGTTGTCTGCGTTCTTCTAAGTCAGACCGAACTGCTCTACTTTGCAAGTCAAATAGATTTTTTCTACGTTCATTCTCATTGTTCGATAACGAAGAAAGATAATTCTTAAGCTTTACAGTTCTTTCATATTCTATTTCCGTTGCTTTTTCTTGTAGTTTTTGAAGATTTCCAATATCAGTAACCATGTTAATCGACCTTCCTTTCTAAGAATGTTCCTTTAATATATCTTCTGTAGAACTCAATAACTGTGCCCAGTGGATTATATTTTTCCGGTCTTGTCACAACGTTTCCATTGCTTAATATTGTTTTTTCGGCATCTTTATAAAGTTCATATTGTAATAAAGTAAGATTCTTGTTTGCGGACTTTAAGACAGATTCAGATTCATCAGCTAACTTTTTTAGTTTTTTAATATAAGTTAGTGCCTGTTTTCTAATTATTTCTTCTTCTATAGCCATAGCAAAAGACAAGTGACTTTTTCCGATACCTGTCTGGCCAGTGATCAGCGTGTTACCCGTCATGCCTTGCTTGTACTTCTCAACTTGCGCTTTTGCAAACTCTAGCATCTGCTTTTCTTCAGCAGTATCAGCTTTGAAATTCTCAAAGCTTGCCCCTCTCAGTTCTTTTGGTACAATGCTGTCACGCATAAGTACATCATAGGTTGTTACATACCTCTGGCGGTTTCGTGCCTCTTCCAAAGTTTCCTGCTCCGTCAGGGCTATGCCTTCCTGCGTACAGACTTGGCACATTTTAGAAATGTGTTCTTGTCCTTGGCTCGTATAAGGGAATTGCCAAAGCGGTGTACCGTGCTTTTCGCAAAGCTCATCCAGTACAGTAATTTTGTCCAAATGATTTTCCATGCTTGCCCCTTTCTAGAATGGTAATGGATCTATATTATCCAGCTCTGTTTGAATATGTTTTGGAACTTCGTTCAAATAGCTGTCAAAGTTGCTAGGAGAAAATAAGGTTTTGGGACGTAAAAACTTAGCCATGTGACTGTCGTTCTTCCATTGGGTTACCTTGGTATCGATAACTTTCCTGAAGTCCTCAAGAGTATAGCCGTCTTTGTATCTAGCTTGAATGAATTTGGTGTGTGTTGGTATAAATTTATAAACGTGTCCAGTTTTCTGATTGAGATACTGAATAGGGATGTAGAGGTGGTAGTTTTTTGGATTTGTCTTTTTTAATTCTTCGATAGATGATTGATTAAGCCAATTGGGAAAAGTATATTCAGAACTTTGTTCTGCCGAATTGTCCAATTCGGAATATATATCTTTATTTATATCTAAATCTATATCTAACTTTATATCTTTCTCTATCTCTGGTGGAGTTTTGTCAGTTTCTATAGTGGAGATTTCTCCAACTCGCTTTATTTTGTTATATTCTGCTCGTTTTCTATCTGCATCTGTACTTGATTTTCCTACAAAATTCTGGATATTGGTCATATAGATTGCACCATTATCCAAAATCTCAATTAAGCGTAGTTGCTGGAAAATTTGAATTGCCTTCTCGATAACTCCTACATGATGCCGTGTGATGGTCGCAAGCATTTGAGCGTTATATGGGATTAAGTCGTTAAACATTAGTAGCCCATTGTTTTTCAAACTGCGTAGATACAGTTTCAAAAGGATATTGCTATAAATATAGCCATCAGGCATACTTTCCAGAATGATTGCCTCATCACTTTCAAAGAAATTATCTTTCAGCTTTAAGTAATAATATTTTTTATTATCTGCCATTCTCCACCCCCAAAAATATCAGAATATCACTGACCCGATAAAAGATTTTTCTCGTATCTTCTAGCGGTGGTTGGTATCGTTTCAGACCGTGCTTTTCCCACCGTTGCAAAGTCTTGTATTCTATGTCCAGCTCATCCTTCAACTGTTCGGCGGTCATTAGTCCAAGTATTCTTGGTTTGACCTTCTCACGTCCTTCCAGATACTTACGGACAATATCCAGCAAGCCATGAGTTAGATTCTGCTCGCTCTCTCTACTTAGGCTAAACATCTCTATACTTCCTCCAGTCTGTCAAGTCTGCCGTCAATAATGCATGAATGCGCTTATGTTCTTGGTCGTATTGCTTTTGGAGTGGTAGCACCCCTGCAAGCCGTTCCACTTCATTCTGGGGGATATAGTAGCCCCCTTGCTTGTTATCTCGCCCACCACAAACAGGAATGCCATAGTCAACAATAAGCTGGCGGATATGTTCCCGAATGGTTCGAACGTCCAAGCCTGTCAGTCGTTCCATGTCCGCCCCTGTGATTGGCAAATCCATTCCAAGTGGAAGTAGTTTGAAAATTTTTTGTAGATGTGTTGGTAGTTGTTTTTCGGTCATGCCTGCGCCTCCAGACTAATAATTTTGTTCTTTGTCCATAACCGTTTCCCCTCATGATCTAAATCAAGAAAATCCTGTGCTTCATCTGGGGTAGTATTGTCAATTATTTGTTTTGCTATTTGTTCAAGTTTTTCAAATGTCAGCATAGTTGCCCTCCTAGTTGTAGCGTTTGCCTGCAAGCTGTATATAAGCCCCGTAGCGCTCGTTTTTAAGGGGTCTGGTATATTTACCCTCAGAAATATTTTTCGGCTTGCTACGGAGCTGAAAAGTACCCAAACCAACGCCAAACCATAGAAAAATGTTCAGCGGTGTAAAGATTGCTATAAGCGTTAACGCTGTTTCGATTGTCATTTCTTGCATTTTTTCATCTCCTTTTTCATATGCTCAAAATCTTGTAAGATTAGTTTTAAGTACCACATAGGATTGCCTACTTCAATCTTGTCTTCATATCCTGCTTTCAAGAGTTCTATTCTAGCTTTTTCGACTCGTGAGGCTATACCGTTCAAACTGAGTTCAATCGGTGTCAAATCACCATAAGGAACTCGTGCCACGTCCTCATGAAAGTGGTTCAGCATGATGTCGGTTAGATAGTGCAATGTCCATCCTGTTTCATGATCTAGTTGGTACACTTTGCTGATGACTGCCTTCAGCTCTTCCGATATAGCGTTTTTTACGGGTGCGTATTCTTGGTTAGACATTTCAAAATGGATTATTGTTTCTCTGTTATTGTCTTTCATGTAGTTCCTACCTCTGTTTCTTTTATTGTGTCTGTGTAATGGCCCTAGTGGGCTTTATCCTGTTTGTAAAAGGCTTGATTTCTTTACTATACTTTTTTCTTTATACATTTCTATACCTAGCCCAGACTATCCCCAGCGGTTGCCCCGCCTCAGACTTACCAGGTTGCCCCTGTGGTCGTGTAAGCCTGTGCCAAAATAATAGCCTTGCTGTATGTAATTTTCTTAGGGTGGTTTAGGCTGCTCTGGGTCCATGACAACCTAATGGCGATACCAGCACCTAATACTTTTCTACTCCAGTTTTAAGGGTTAGCGCCCTCTGTATGGTCAAAGTGTCCTAGATATGGTATAATCTAGCTATAAAACATTTACTAAAATCCTTTTAATAACAGCCTGCCTGCTTGTTAAATGTATTTTAGTGTTGAGTGAAAAGGCTTTGCTGGTTGGTCCCTGTTAAGCCTTTTTTGTTGCCATAAAGTCCGCAATCTTCTTAGCGGTCTTTTTTAGTATCAAAAATATCAGTCCGCCTATGTTTTGTCTCCTTTCATTTTTAACGCATATTATCTTCATTTTGAAGAAGGGAAGTAGTGAGGTGGTATATTTACCCTAGAAAGATATTTCAAGTTGTCAGAAGTGCATTCTTGATACTCTCCTTTGTCGTAGAATTGATTTAAGGACTATTTCTTTTGTACCTGTGTAATTTCTGCGATTATCTCGCTAGTGGTATACGGTTCTTTCCGTCCGTCCATGTAAACCAATTCCATGCATGTTCCTTTCTTATTCCTCTGGCGTTAGTAGTTCATCAATCGTCACGCCCAAATAGTTTGCGACTTTTTGAAGTACTGTAATATCTGGATTTTTGGTACGCTCATAATACAATTTTGTCAACGTACTCTTTGAAATTCCTGTAGCCTCGTGAACGTGTGAAACTTTCTCACGGCGTTTGGCTAACAATACCCGCATATTGTTCTTCATGATTTTTTCTCCTTTCTGTTTTGATAACCAACCTGAATAGATTGAAAGGTGTTGTGGTCGGTTGTTTTATCCGCAACATTCTTGCGTTACATTCTGAATTATAACGCTTGTTTTTTGCGTTGTCAAGCATTTTTTTGAAAAACCGCTTATTTTTTGCGTATCACCTCAAAAAGTGCTATAATCACGCTTGAAAGGTGTTTAAAGATGAATAATTCAGTAAGTGAAAAAAATGAAATAAAGAATAGATTAAAAATTTTACGCAAAGAAAAAGGCTTATCACAAGTAGCCTTTTCAAAAGAAGTTGGTATCCCTTTGCGTACTTTGCAAAGCTGGGAAAACGGCGAAAGCCAAATCAAACCAGACAAAGCTCAGGCGCTCGCTGAACATTTTGGGGTAAGTGTTGGGCACTTACTTGGTTTTGAAGATAACCTAAAAGAAGCATTAAAAAATCTAGCAAACTCAGAAGAGTATGAAACGGATTATTATAAGGCTTTTCGGGCTCACTATGAATTAAAAGTTGCAGACGGGCAAGAAAATTTTTTTAACTTAAAAGATGATAGCCATTATGAAAAACTCCGTCAGAGTATTCTTCTCAGCTTAATTCCAAATTTCAAAGACTTTTCAGCAAAAGAATTAGAAAAGAAATTACTTGATAGAAAGTTGCTGACTGAAGCAGAATATAAACTAAGTGATTTTTTCTTTTCACTTGGGACATTACCAGCGGATGAAGTGGAATTGCTAACAAATTTCATTTTTTTATCGACGGAAGATAAACTAAATATTCAAAATATCGTAAAATCACTATCACAAAAATAGAGGTGTTACTATGAACTCATTTGTTGCCTTAGATGTTGAAACAGCTAATAGTTTTAGGGGAAGCCTATGTGCTATTGGGTTAGTAAAATTTGAAAATGGGAAGATAACTGATTTCTTTTATAGTCACATCAATCCCGAAGAAGAATTTGACCCTTTTAATACCTTTATCCACGGAATTACTCCTGAACATGTAAAAGATGCTCCAACTTTCCCTACATTACGCCCCAAACTGATTGAATTTATTGACGGCTTGCCCGTTGTCGCCCATTTTGCTCAGTTTGATATGAATGCTTTGAAAGATGCCTATATCAAGTATCAACTGCCATTTGATGACATAAGATATTTTTGTAGTTATTATGTCTCTAAGTTTGCCTATCCTGGTCAAATTTCTTATAAGCTCAACCATTTGGCAGAGGTATTTAACTTTGAACTGATACACCATGAGGCGTTATCTGATGCAAAAGTTTGCGGTCAGCTTATTTGTAAAATGATGGAATTGACAGGCAATACAGACTTGGAAACCTTTCTAACCTCACTCCGTTATAAAAAGTTTGGTGTACTAGGTGAGCATGGTTTTACTAGAACTTCTATCAGGTATCAATATAGCCCCAAAAACAAGTTCTACATTCCCACTGAAGAGGAACAGGCGAACATGGATCAGACAAATCCAGTCTATGGTGCTCGATTTGTCTTTACAGGAAAGCTAGAACATTTCACCAGACAAGAAGCAGCCAAGGCAATAGCTCTACTTGGAGGCATTCCAGAAGGAAATGTGACAACTAAAACAAATTACTTGGTAATTGGGGAACAGGATTTCAGAATTGTTGGCCAAAGTGGTCAAAGCAATAAAATGAGAAAAGCATTTGAACTTCTAGGAACAGGCCAAGAGATTGAAATCTTATCAGAACTGGATTTCTTAAAACTCCTATAAAGCTGATAATCAATTGCAACATCGCAAAGCAAAAAAGTTCAATATTTTTAAATAAAACCATTGACATTTAACGCTAAAAAGCATAAACTAGAATGAAGGAAAGAGCATTTATAACGCCTGCGGGTGTATTTTTGCGCAAAAAGTGTCTAGTTTTGCTAGGCACTTTTTTGTATTTTGGAGTAACAATACATGAAACCTTTTAAAACGCTAGATGAGCAAATAGAATTGCTAAGAGATGATAGGGGGCTTATTATTCCTGATGAAGAATATGCTAAAAAATATCTCTTATCAAATAATTATTACAACGTATTTAACCAATACGGCAAATTTTTCTGTGATAAAACAGACAAGTATATCAACGGGGCTACATTCTCGGAAGTAACTGCTGTTCACTTATTTGATAAAGAAATTAAGTCAGACTTTTTAAAAGCTATTTTAGAAGCCGAGAAGCATTTTAAGTCTGTCGTCGCATATCGTTTTAGTGAAAAATTTAAGAAACCTTATTCTTACTTGAATATTGAAAATTTTGTTACTAAGTCCGCTACTGACTTATCGAATGTCACTTATTTAATTTCCAAAATAGCCACAATTATTGATAAAAAGTGTAATAAAAGAGCTTCAGAAAATTCTATAAAGCACTATCAGAATAAACATCATGAAGTACCGTTTTGGGTTGTTGTTGGTTATTTTGATTTTGGAACGATTTTTAATTTTTATAAATACCTAGATGAAGGGCTACGAGATAAAATAGCTAATGATCTGGTTAGTTTCCTGAAGTCTAATATTTCCAATATCAGACAAGAAGAAAAGATAGTACATATTTCAGGAAAAATGTTATTAAGTGCATTGTCTAATATACTTGAATTTAGAAATGTTACCGCACATAATAATAAAATGTTTAGTTATAAGTGCAGGGAAAGCATCACCCATCATGCTATACTTTTTGGTCACTATAATATCCTTAAAAATACACCAAAGCAGGACTTATATACAACATTCCTTACTCTTCAACTCTTTCTATCTGCCAATGAATACGCACAATTACACAATGCCCTTCTGAAGCGGTTTAAGTTATTAAGCAATAGGCTCGCAAGTATTGATTACAACACTATAACTGCTCAATTAGGTTTTCCAAAGGATTGGCACAAAATAAAACCATTGCCACAAAAATAACAAATCTCATATTTTTCTAACCCTGTCAAACGCTCTAAAATCGTCTGTATTCGCTTTTTACTCTTGACTGGTATATATTTTTACCCTACCCACCAAAGATAAATGAAAATAGGGCTGTTCTCGTAAGCCCTTGCATGATATAAACCAACTTAATCTAAAATCTTTTTAATAACAGCCTGCCTGCTGATGATAGAAAGGTTTATAATCATGAAAATAAAGGAAGTAACAAAGAAAGACGGTAGCATTATTTACCGTGCAAATATCTATCTAGGAGTGGACCAGGTAACAGGGAAGAAAGTCAAGACCAATGTCACGGGGAGGACACAAAAGGAAGTTAGGCAGAAGGCCAAGCAAGCAGAATATAACTTCAAACAAAGTGGCTCAACACGCTTCTGTGCTCAAACAGATATAAAAACCATTCAGGAACTATCTGAAAGCTGGCTGGCGAACTACCAGCACACTGTGAAGCCTCAAACGTTAAGAAATACCAAGTCATATCTAAAGAATCATATCCTACCCCGTTTGGGAGATATGCGACTGGAAAAGCTAAGCCCACCAGTAGCCCAGGCTTTTATAAATGATCTGGCCAAGCGTACAAATCAATTTGATAAGGCACGCTCTGTTCTATCAAGAATGTTTCGGTATGCTATTGTTTTGCAGTTGGTCCAGTACAATCCTGTGCGAGATACTCTCGTTCCCAGGAAGAAGCAACCGGCGAAAAAGAAAGTGAAGTATATCCAGTCAGACCACTTAAAAAAGTTTCTGGATCATATCGATAAGCTCGCCCAAAAAGACTTTACAAGGTATGGCTATATGGTTGCCTTTCGCCTCTTGCTTGCTACTGGTATGCGTATCGGTGAGTTATCCGCTTTGGAATGGTCGGATATCAACTTGGAGGAGCATAGTATCAGAATCAACAAAACCTACTTACAAGAAATTAAACAGGTAGGAGAAACCAAGACCAAGGCTGGGGAAAGAGTTGTAAGCATCGATAAGGCGACAGTCCTCATGCTCAAACAATACCAAAACCGTCAACGAGTGGTATTCTTGGAAGTTGGAGGAGCACCGACTAGGGTATTTGAAACACCGACACGGCTCTACCTTACTAGGAATAACTTCCAAAGAGTGTTAGACCGCCACTGTGAAAAACTTGAAATTCCACGGGTCACTCTTCACGCTTTTCGCCATACTCACGCTAGTTTGCCGCTGAACGCTGGAATTAGTTATAAAGAACTCCAACATCGTCTAGGTCACTCCAATATCACGTTGACCCTAGACACCTATTCTCATTTATCCAAAGACAAAGAAAAAGAGGCAGTTTCATATTATGAAAAGGCCCTCGCAAGTCTTTAG